ATTTCGGGATGGTTTTTCCACACATCCACGATGGCATCATAAGTTTCTTGTGACAATTCGTTCATTGGCATACTTCGTCAAATCTTTTTCGTGCTTCGTCTCCAATTACTGGTAAGTAACCATACTGAGAGTTCTGTTCAAGTGCATATAACTGGTCATCGGTTAGATTATGCTTATCCCGATATTCGCACCATACCTCATCGTATATATTTTCCAAAAGTATTTCATTATGTAGTGATGACATTTTTGTTTCCTGTAACGTTATTTTTAATTTAACATGGCACCTAGGCATTTGGGGATTGAATGTGACACTAGTGTAACTGGCACAACCAAATAAAATTGCGCGGGAGTGGTGACGAAAGTTTAGAATCAGTCCTACCCCAGACCTATCCTTATTATAATATAAATCTAATTGGAATCAAGTTAGATTGTGCCACTTATTTTACTGGCACATACATGGTGACATTCGTGGTGAGTTACACTATAATAGATACATAAGAGATTCTTAGTTACACTTGGCAAACAAGTTAGGATAGAATCTCAAAAATTCTTTATCCCCTTTCCCTTATGCCAAATTGGTGCAGAAACAGAGTTGATGTTTACTCAGAAAACAAAACTGACTTGCAGAAGGTGTTGGACATCTTCAGTAACAAAAACGTATTCGCACAGATTATCCCCGAACCAGACTGGTCAAAAATTCCTTTTAAAGGAGAACTTCCTAAAGTTCGTGAAATGAAAGCACCGAACGGAGAGACATTCGGAACAGTCACAGAATTTTCTGATGGCACTCAGGATACCAGATGGTATGACTGGAGATTAGAAAACTGGGATACGAAGTGGGATGTGCATGATGCTGAAATAGAGGAGGAAAGATGGAAAGATGAATTAGAATCTTTCCAAGCAACTTTCGATACCGCATGGTCTCCACCCGAAGCAATCTGTCGTCGTCTTCGTGATTTGTTTCCGAAGGTTTCTATCTCATGGTTCTATGATGAACCAGGATGTGAAATTGCAGGTTATCTATAGGACAGTTTAACAAGTGTCACACACCCTCTTCACGGAGGGTTTTTTATTGCTATGATGTACACATAAGCAAATTTCCCAACAAATGACTAGTAGAAACAACCACTCTCCAAGAGATACATCAACTGGTAAAGTAAACGAAGCAGAGATAGAAAACTTCTTAAGAGAGAATGTAAATGAATTCGTATATGAACAGGCAGAGGTAGGCACCCAATTCGCAACTGGTAAAAAACACATTGTAGACGTTTTGTTGGGTGGTTCTGCATATAAGAAAACTAAGAAGGCAAAAAGGTGGACATCGGAACATAAGGGAGGCACTCTCATAAGTTTAAAGTATCAGAAAGTAGAGGGAACAGCAGAGGAGAAAATTCCTTTTGAATTTATCAAACTACAGGATGCAATCAACAAATATGGATATGATTCTGCATTAATCGTATTATGTGGGGATGATGGGTGGACACTCAAAGAGGAGTATCTCAAAGAAGAATTTAAATCACAAATGAAATTAATTGCACCAAACGTGAGCATAACAGATGAAGAGAACTTCAGAAAGGAAGTAGTGTGACAGTTTTAAAAGTGGTACACAATGCCTTTATTTTAACCCATCACTGGTTATAATGTATACATAAGCAATTTTCTCTCCAATATGCCAAAACCAGAAATTCACTACTCACATGCTTTCGGTATGGGTTTTTACATCGCAGAAGATGGAACTCTCATGAGTATGCCAGCAGTTACAGATGCAGATGGTCGCACCACTATGGACGTTGACAATGAAATTGCCGTTGAAGAGTGGGATGATTTTTCCGTATACTCTCACAACTACATGGCAATCCTGGTACAGATTGTGCGTATATGCACTCTCAAACGTGACTATGTAAGAATAGGTTATTATGCCGAAAGATTCAGACAACCTGTGACAGTTTAATTACTGTCACACACCCACTACACACCGTTCACTTATCGGTTATAATAAGTACATAAGCAATTAATTCCCTCTCCAAATGAACAAAACTCAAAGAGTAATGAACAGAATCGTCCAAGTTGAGAACTTTCAGAACATGGCATGTATATGTGCCGACTTCGCAGAGTTCGTAATGGAATTAGCAGAATGGGGTGTTGATGGATGTGCAAAGGTTGACTTTGACGACCCAGAGTTAGACATCCCCAGACTTGATGCTTTTATCAAGGCAGAGAACGGATACGTAAGGGAGTTCGCATAATGAACGAAACCACGTACGCTGAAATTCTCAAACTTTATGACGAAGGGGACTTTGACCTCTTCGACTTAAAGTCCGACCTTTATTATCAACTTTTTTATTCCTATACGGGCGATGAGTATGACACTGAATAAACTGTCACACGGAGCATTTATTTTAATCTCATTCGTGTTTATAATGTATACATAAGCAAATTTCCCACACTATGAAAACACCGAACGGAATTAACATTGAATTGACACCCTGTCAGTATGACTACCTATATGAAGTCTTAATGGAAGCATACTCAAACGACGTGGCAGAGCAAAAAGATTGGGACGTGCAGACATTTGACAATCTAATTGATAATGTCTGTAATGGTAAGTCAACCTACTTATCAAGTGACG